GGGAAGCGCTCGATACGCTCAAGTTCGGATTGCTGTCGACGGCAGCCATTACCTTAAGGGTATGGCTATGTACAAAGACGATCTGCCTCCCGGAGTAGATCTCGTCTTCAACACAAACAAAAGCAACACGGGAAACAAGCTTGACGCCATGAAGGCAATGAAAGACGATCCGGATAATCCATTCGGTGCCGTCGTTCGACAGAAAGTCGATCCCAAGACTGGGAAAGTCAATTCTGTCATGAACATTGTCAATGAAGAAGGTGATTGGGACAAGTGGTCCAAAACGCTATCTTCACAGATGTTGTCCAAGCAAAGTCCCGCGCTAGCCAAACAACAGCTTGACATGATGTACGAAAGAAAACAGCGCGAGTTCGACGACATCATGACGTTGACGAATCCCGCTGTTCGTAAGAAACTGCTCGATTCGTTCGCTGGCAGTGTGGATTCTGCTTCGGTTCATCTCAAAGCGGCCGCTCTTCCGCGTCAACGATCAAGTGTCATTCTCCCCATCAATTCTCTGAACGAAAAAGAAATCTACGCACCGAATTTCAGAGATGGCGAACGCGTTGTTCTTATTCGCTACCCTCATGGTGGTATTTTCGAAATCCCTGAATTGACGGTTAATAACCGTCATCCCGATGCACGACGTGCGTTGGGGAATGCACAAGACGCGGTCGGTATCAATTCGAAGGTGGCAGAACGTCTGTCAGGTGCAGACTTCGATGGCGATACTGTTCTCGTCATTCCGAATAATCAACGCAAAATCAAGACCTCTCCTGCACTGGATGGTCTTAAAGGTTTCGATCCGCAACGGTCGTACCCAGCGTACGAGGGTATGAAAGTTATGTCGGCTAGAACCAAAGCAATTCAAATGGGTGAAGTTTCAAACCTCATCACGGATATGACCATTCATGGTGCGACACATCAAGAATTGGTGCGTGCCGTTCGGCATTCGATGGTTGTCATTGATGCTGAAAAACACAAATTGAATTGGAAACAATCCGCGATTGATAATAACATCCCCCAGCTTAAAGAAAAGTACCAAGGACATAGAAGAGCTGGCGCATCAACACTGATTTCTCGAGCCAAGTCCACCGAACGTGTTCCCGAACGCAAGCCGCGTCCTGCTTCGGAAGGCGGCCCAATCAGTAGAACCACTGGCGAAAAAATATATGTTCCCACGAATGCGACTTATCTCGACAAACGAGGTCGCACTGTATTGCGCACTATCGAATCGCGCAAGTTGGCAGAAACAAATAACGCGCACACCTTGTCTTCAGGAACGACGATTGAGAAGGTGTACGCGGATCACTCCAATAGGTTGAAAGATCTTGCGAATAAGGCGCGTCTAGCGGAGATCAATACAAAACCCATTCCATATAGCCCATCTGCTAAGACGGCTTATGCAAATGAGGTTTCATCCCTCCGTGCCAAACTAAACACGGCCCTTCAAAACAGCCCCCTTGAAAGGCAGGCCCAGCTTCTAGCAAACGCCATGGTCCGCGCTAAGCAAGACGCCAACCCCGATATGGAAGCATCTGATCTCAAGAAGATCAAAGGTTTGGCTTTGGCAGAAGCTCGAGTGCGAACAGGCGCAGGCAAACAACGCATCACTATCACGCCTCAAGAATGGGCTGCCATTCAGGCAGGTGCGATTAGTAACAACACATTGACACAGATCCTTGCACATGCAGACCTTGATGTGGTTAAGGAACTAGCTACACCTAGAACTAAGATCAAGATGACTGAAGCCAAGACTGCTCGTGCCAAGAGTATGGTTGATGCTGGCTACACTCAAGCAGAGATTGCCGATGCTCTTGGTGTGTCACTGTCCACACTCAAGGAAGCCCTGTGAAAGGAGGGCACACATGACAGTGCACATGCTTACGACTGTGGACAATCCTTACGATCCATTCACACAGTTCGATCAGTGGAACGAGTACGATCAACGTTCAGGTTACAACACTACACAGTATCTGGCACGCATCACCATCACATCTACTGAACTATCTGATGCTGATCAGTCAGATGCGATCGAATCAGCAATCGATGAAGCTGTTGATCTGAACGTCAACGGAATGTATCGGAAGGTTCCAGCTCCTTTGGGGTGGGCTGACGAGAACGTTGCGTGAATGACGAAAGGATGGTGCATGGGGGGAGGGGGCCTCGCAAGGAGGACCCCCTCTCTGCATCGCGTGGCTCCCAAAAATAC